TGCCCGTTTCGCCGTCGATTCGTGATCCTGAGCTAATGCACTAGTTGTGCCAACATGCAACCTGTTGATTTTATTCAGTTCATGTATTTTGCCAGTGGCGTAAAAGACACAAACTCTGTGTTATTTACACCAAAAGTGTGTTATTTTTACCTTCGACCGCTTTTTAAGGCTTGAATGATCGCGCACGTTGTGATAATCTGAGTGCAAGACAGATCCGCAGTTCTTGCGAATTCGGAGAGTAAGACTATGGAAACAGAAGACACCGCACCGGAAACAGACGAGATGGCCTCAGATCAGCCTCAACCGGGTTCAGAAGACATGATCGATACAGACCTCACGCAGGGGTATCAGTTTTCGATTATCGTTCGTCCTGAGGGCTTTACGGTCGGCAACCCAGAACCCATTGCCGCTGAACCGCAGGGAGAAGAGACAGGGGATACGCAGCCAGAGGGCTCGGAGAGTATCCCAGATCGCACGGGGTTGGTGAAGGCGATCCTCGGAGTACTGGAGGCCCATCCCTTGGGAGACGAGGGGAGTGCACCCACTGGGGAACAGGCAGCCAAGCAGATGTCTGCTGGGTTCGGCAGTTCGGAGAAGGGCTGAGATTCTCTGAGGGGGGTGGGGATCTTGTGGGCGGGGATCTTCTCAGCCACCCCCCATAGCCGTCTTCTGGTCTGGGCTGATCGGAGTCCCATTCTGAGCTAGGTGCGCACATGCAGTGCGCGACGGCGGTCGAGATGAATAGGGTATTTACGTATAGGGTATTTACGTAGATTGACAGTTGCGAGTTTTCGTGGTATGGTGCATCATGGAAACTACAAAACGCTGCCACCAGTGCTATAAAAAGAGCACGGTCGAAAATTTTGGAAAAAATAATTCCAACAAAGACGCGCTTGACAACTGGTGCAAACAGTGCCGTCGCAGCCGTCAGGACGCTTACAAAAATGGCGAGCCCGCGCGAGGGAAGTATCTCAGCGCCCGAGAGATCAAAGCCACAACGGGAGTCGCGCCCATTATGGGAAAACCCCAATGGGATCGGCTACGCAAAAAAGGAACCCTCGCCGCGAACCTGCGCACACTGTACATCCGCCCCGGGGTGGAACAACCGAGAAGGGTATATACCCACGGGGGAGATCGCAAGGCCGAGACCGCCGCAGCCATCCGAGCACTCAAAATGGAACGCGGCTGTATCGAATGCGGGTACAGGGCCCATTCAGAGGCATTGCATTTTGACCACCTCCCCACCAGCCAGAAGTCTTTCAATATCGCACGAGCCAAGAATATGTCCTGGGGACGGGTCATGGAAGAAATAGCCAAATGCGAAGTGGTCTGTGCCAACTGCCACGCCGTTCGAACCTACGCACGGCGAGAGGCGAAGGACTTGATATGAGTGATCTCCCACCAAGCCTGCAAGCCCGCCAAGACGCCTGCACCCACAAGCGGACGGACCCGCTTTTTTTAGCAAAAAACGATTTGAAAAAGATCGCGGAAGCGATGCAACATCCCGACAGACAAACGCAATACCCGCTGCCGGCCAATCGAGAAAAGTTCTGCCAGCTTGTCGCATTCAACGCGATTGCGAAAAACGAAGCCTACGCCCTCTCGCATGATATCGAGATGTTCACGCGCGAGAAGGACGGCGACGAACTGTACGTCGCGCAGATGAAGGCCCTCTCCTCTGACGCCAGCGCCCTCATGCAGAACACGACCATCCGGTTACGGATCGCCGAACTCCGGAAGCCCGTCGTCCGGAAGCTGCAGCGAAAGTTCGAGTACGATCTGCAGAAGGCACTCTCGCAAGCGAACATCGCGTGGGAAACGGCCTACGAGGATGGCGACACGGCCAACATGCTCAAAGCGATCGACATGCAATCCCGGCTCGCGAAACTCTTGGTGGAAGAGGTGAACGTGAATCATCGCTATGGCGTCTTGGACGATGCCAGCACGGCCGTCCTCTTGGGCATCCGAGACGAGATTGAGAAGAAGAAGACCCGGCAGAAGCGGCTCCAATCGTCGATCACTGTGGAACATACGGAGGTATCCTCATGAATGCGTATGATGTACTTGTGGTCCTATGGACCATCGCCATCGTCCTCGGCGCGATCATTGGGATCGGCCGCTATTGGAAGAGGGCTTGACTGCGCGCCTCGGGCACAGTATGCTCGGGGAACATTATTCTGAGGACACCACAGAAGGAGGGCGCGTGAGAGTATCGATCCATTTAGAGGATGTTGAAAATAACACCGTCGCCATGCGTGCCGATTTTCACAACGGAAAAAACCCCAACTCCCCGGCGCATGCGATGGGGGTTCAGCTCATAAAATTTCTGGAAGATCGTCTGAACTCCGGCCACGAACTCGTCGAAGACACCATCGACCTCACCCCGGCGCCAGAGACCTCACGGATCATCCATGCACACTGATACCCTCCTACGAGGTGACCCGCACGATCTGATCACGGTCCCCAAGACCCGCATTCACGGCGTGCGGGAGGATGGGTCTCCGAAAGGAACAGGCTATTTCGGCCCACTCGCCTTGGTCGACGAAGAGGACTGCTACACGGCCGAGCTCCCCTTCAACATTGGCACCGGATGGTTGGTCCCATTGGTGGTCCCGACACTCACGCGTGCGGAACTCACCCACCTCGTCGGGGGCGGAAGGCCCACGAGGGAGATTCTGCATAAAGCCATGATGCACGCGCAACATCGGTACACGCTCAAGCAGCCGGCCTTCGCGGCCGTCACCGAACCCCCACTCCCCTTACCAGACTAGGAGGATGCCATGGACGACGGGGATCAGATGCCCGCACTCAATCCGAAGCTCGAATTGTTCACGACGCAGGAGTTGATGGAAGCCCTCCTCCTCCGCTATGACGACGCGGTGTTTGCGGGGATGATCGACCGGAAATCGAACGACCCTGCCGACGCCCACCGGATTATCAGCCGGCGATTTGTGGGCGATTTGGTGGGCTGCATGGGTCTCCTGACACTCTTGCAATTGAATTGCGCAAACCAATTACACGAACAAATTACGGAGCTCTCTCCCGATGATCTCTAACAGCACCGCCGTCGCCATCCTCGTGTGGGGGCTGATCGTGGCCCTCTACGTGATCATCGGCCTCTCGATCGGGAGACCGTTGGTATGAACGTCGACGGCATTGACTACGAATCCCCAGCGATTGCCTCCCAGCTCGAGCTCGCGCTCTCGCGGAGAAAGCTCGATTTCTACGTCCCATATTTGAAACAACGCGAGTTTCATGCGGCATCCAAAGATCCGTTAAAGACGGAGGTGGCCCTCATTGCCGGAAATCAACTTGGTAAGACGATGTGTGCTGCCGCGCAAACCGCGATCTTCGCCACCGGGCAATATCCGGACTGGTGGGCAGGGCGCCGATGGGATCGCCCGACGAGTGGCTGGGTCGCCGGTCCCACGGGACAGAGCACGCGGGACGCCCCGCAAAGATTGCTCTTGGGGGAAAGTAATGAGTGGGGGACTGGGCTGATCCCGGGACGAAACATTATTGAGATTAAGAAGTCCGCACACGGCGTGCCGGACGCCGCGGAAAGTGTCACGATTAAACATGATCCGACGGGTAAGATTTCAAGGCTGTTATTCAAGACCTACGATCAGGGTCCACTGAGATGGGCGGGGGCCACTATTGATTATTGTTGGTTTGATGAAGAACCTCCAGCGGACATCTACTCCGAAGGATGCACACGCACCCAGGTCCTCGGAGGGTTTGTCTTTTGTACCTTCACACCGTTGCTCGGTATGAGCGACATCGTGACCCGCTTCCTCATTGAACGTCCGCCGAACTCAGTCCTCATCAAGATGGGAATTAACGATGCCCTGCACTATACACCAGAACAACGCAGCGCCATTATCGCGCGCTACCCGGAACACGAACGGGAAGCCCGCGCCTACGGGAACCCCATCATGGGCAGCGGAAAAGTGTTCCCCCTCCACTGGGAGCATCTTGCCGAGACCCCGATTCAGCTCCCGGCCTACTGGAGACGACTCGCCGCGCTCGATTTTGGATGGGACCACGGCACCGCGGTCGTGTGGCTCGCGCATGATTTAGATAGCGATATCGTGCATGTCACCGATGTCTATAAAGTCCGTGAACAGACACCGATCGTCCATGCGGCGGCGATCAAAGCGCGTGGCGCATGGATCCCCGTGGCCTGGCCGTTCGACGGGCTGGCCCATGAAAGTGGGAGCGGGAAGACACTCGCGGACCTCTATCGCCAGCAGGGAGTCAATATGCTCCCGACCCATGCGACGCATCCCCCGCTTCCTGGAAAGAAAGAGGGGACGAGTGGATATAGCACCGAAACAGGCATCCTCGACATGCTCGACCGGATGCAGACTGGGCGATTAAAAGTGTTCAGCACCTTGACCGCGTTCAAAGATGAATACGAGCTTTACCACAGGAAAGAGGGCCTCATCGTAAAAAAGAACGATGATATTATGAGTGCGGCGAGGGTGGGGGTAATGAGTATTCGACACGCCCAGACACGCATCGTGCCGAGGAGCGAGGCGCCCTTGGCGCCGTACGTCCCAAGCGATATTGGCATGGGCCCACTTGGTTGATAACTATATGAAAAATAAGGATATTTTCCAAACTCCCTGTAGACGCGGGCACGATCCGGGACTCAGGACGCGAAGTCCTCGTGGGCGCGCGAACTGCACGGCGTGTAAAGATATCACACGATCCTCACGAACACCCGAGGGGGCCGCTCGCCAGAGTGCGGCTGCTCGACTCAAGTATAAAAACATGACTCCGGAAGACGTGATACGCGAGCGAGAGAGAAAAACGCAGTACCGCGAACGTCTTAAAGTTGCGTGTTTCAATATGTACTCAAACGGGGATGCGTGTTGCGCGTGGTGCAAGAATGCAAGGCTTGACGTCTTGACGCTGGATCATATTCATAACGATGGGGCAAAGGACCGCAGAGAAAACAGGAAGGACGGGATAGCGCACTATATTCACCTGCTGAAAGCCGGCTATCCCCCCGGGTTGCAAGTCCTCTGCTACAACTGCAACATCATCAAACACAGGGAGTTCGTTCGTGCCACACGAGAAGGTCGTCCGGCCAGAGTCGGATCAGAGATTGTGCTAGACTAAGTGAGATCCCAACCCACTCGCGAGGAGACCACATGCCCGGTAGTGTTCCGACAATTCTCCGCATGCCACTCGAGGCTGAACAGGATCGCGACTTTATTTTGTCCTCGTGGATCCTGACCACGGCGGATCCCATTGGACTTCCCGTCTCCTTCCCTGAGTACACGGACAAGGTCTGGACCATCGGCGCCGCCGCGGGCGACAGCTTCGGTGGCACGGGCGTGTGTTCGCTGAATGGGTCGTATTCGAGACCGCAGTTCAGCACCGCCTCTGGCGCCGTCTCCCATACCTACGGGACCTTTGCCAATGGCACGACCAACGCCACAGGGTACGCGGTCGGGTCCACCTCCATCACGTTGGCGGCAGCCGGCACAGGCACCCTGCTTGTTGGAGATCTCATTAACTTTGGTAATGACCCCACTGAGTATCGCATCACGGTGGGATTGGCCGACATCTCATTGGGCGGGGCGATCACCATTGCCGCTCCGGGCATCGCGCTCGGCTCCCCCATCCCGGCGTCTGCTACGCCGTTCACCTCGAACGCAAGCTCTGGAGGATTTGCATACTCCTATGGGGGAGTCTCAATCTTCATCAATGCCGCAGGAACCGGTACGTTGATTGTGGGCGATACGTTCACCTTCGCAGGGGGCCCCACTATCTACACCGTTACAACAGGGGACCTCGATATCTCAAACGGAGGAATCCTCTCGTTCCGCCCGACGCTCCAGGCCCCCCTGGCTAAAGCGGGCGTGGCGATCACCGTCGGAGCCGCGACGTCGACCGCGGTGGTGTTGAACAAGGTCGCCGGAGGTACCGCCGCAACCGCGGCCGCCGCCGCCGTCATCACGACGGTGGAAAATCCGCTCTGGGTCTATCCGGCACTCACCACCCCCGGGACAGCCGCGACAGTCACGGTGAGACTCCTCGCACGACGAAACAAACTTCTACGATCATAAGGAGCGATCATGGCAGCAGGCGTAGTCACCCGAAGCGTGCCCAACTCAGAAGACGACAAGGCGTTCATCCAAGTGGTCTGGAACCTCACCACTGCCGACCCAGCCGGGGACGCGGTCGCGATTCCGGAGTTCAACGATAAGGTCTGGACCATCGGCAACGCGGCCGGTGATGCGTTCGGTGTTGCCACCTGTTCGCTCCAGGGGAGGAACGGGGCCAGCGATACGCTCGTGACGCTGAACAAAGCCGCCGGCGGCACCGCGGCCTCCGCCGTCGCAGCCGGGGTGATCAGCACGATCGAAAACACCCTCTTCGTCGCCCCGGTGTTGACGGCCGTGGGTGCGAACGCCATAATCAGAGTCACTCTGCTTGCAAGACGCGCGAATATCCTGCGCAACTGATTGATTTATAAAAGGAGTCTTATGTCCACTGGAACAGATCTACTGACCGCGGCGGAGATGGTCACCCGCCTCGCGCGAGACTACGAAGGGTTTGCGGCGGCGGCCAAAGCCCTCACCGGTATTGGCAGCCTCGAGAATCATCAGGCCGAGCTGCTCATCCAACGGGACGCACGGCTCGCTGAACTCGAGCGCATCAAGGCCGCGACCGAGCAGAGCCTCAAGGATGGGCAAGCCCTCAAAGACCAACTCGCCGACGAGTTGATCGCGTTCCATGATGCCCGGAATGCCGAATGGGCGGACGCCAAGGCAAAGGCCGCCGAGCTGATCGCGAACGCCACGTCGACCGCGGACGCGATGCGCGCGGAAGCCTCCCGGGTGATTGCGGGCAAGTATGCCGAGTTGGAGAAGGAACAGTCCAACGCCACGGATCAGCTCCAGTCTCTGCACGCCGCGATTGATCAGGCGAAGGCAGATCTCGCCGCCACCACCGATGCCCTCACTGAGGCGCAACTCCAGCGACATAAGCTCCTCGATTATCTTGATGTCATGCGGTCCACCCAGGTCCTGTAAGGAGTCCCCACACCCATGTCTAGGCAGGCGATCATGGAACGGATTCGATAAGACGTATGGCGAGACTCACCCTCATCCTCGGCGTGCTGGCGACGGTGATCTACCTGCTGGACGGGTTTCGCTTTATGCTGAACGAATGGCGGAACTGGCGGAACAAGGGGAAGTGGCTGGTGGTGCTGGCGCTGTGCCTGCTGCCGTCGCTGGCGGAGGCGGCGTGTAGTGGGAGTTCTCCAACCTGGGCCACGACAAATGATGTGGCGAGCATACAAGCGTGTATTGATGCTTCTGTGACAGGAGATACCGTCACGATTGAATCGACAACGAGTAATTGGGGTGCAGGTGCAATAGGGCTTAATGGTAAAAATATCGTCTTAACGGGTGGCGGAATAGGACAAACGGTAATTACCAGTACGGCTAGTCCAGTAATGAACGTTGGGTTAGCTTCGGCCACAACGTCACGTATTACAGGATTTACTATAACGGCCTCTGCGACGACAGCCGCCATACGTATCAATGGACAGGGATGGCGTGTCGATCATGTGCAGATTAATAATGCGACAGCGGGCACACTCTGTGATGGTGTCCATGCCGATGGACTCACGGCCAATACCGATCATGGACCCACAGGGTTAATTGATCATGTGGTGATGAATGATTGTCGGGTCTTAGTGTTCGGATTTCCTGATACCGTATTAAAAATCAGTTCCATGTACTTTACTGCATCGCCGCTTGGAACCGCCAATGCGGTCTATATTGAAGATTCTCAATTTACCTTTACGACTCCAGGACATGCAAACTTTGTTGATTGCAATTATGGTGGAAGTTGGGTCTCTCGATTTAATACCTATGCTGGCAGTAGTAGTGTTGATAGTCATTCTAATCAAGGAGAGAGGAGCTGTCGTCACTGGGAGGTATACGGAACCACGCAATCCTTTGGTGCTGCATACTTTACGCCGTACTTTATTCGTGGTGGCACAGGGATGATCTTCAACAATATCATTGATGGAGGATGGTTAGAACCCTATATCTCTTTTGATAATGTGAGAAGTTTTAGCTCAAATGCACTTGGCCAGTGCGACGGAACATCCATTTATGATGGCAACCTCCATGTCTCACCGGCTGGTGACGCCGGATGGCCATGCCGCGATCAAATTGGGTGGAATACTGATGCGTTTAACTGGACAGTCCTGGGCACTCCACCGACGCAGGCGCATGAGCCAGCCTATGTCTACGGGAATACTATTGGTGGATCACGGCAAACGGTGAATATTCGCAATGGAGTTTCTGCTTGGATACAGCCAGATAGAGATTATTACCTCGAAGGTGCGACATTTAATGGAACCAGTGGAGTCGGGATCGGGGCATTAGAGGATCGCCCTGAGACATGCACTACCTATGGAGATGGGGTTGGGGTTGGCTATTGGGCGACCAATCCAGGATCATGGAATACGAGCAGCTCAAATCCCTATGGATCGCAAGCGAATGGAGCTGACGGTCTCCTATATGTTTGCACTGCCACCGATACCTGGACGCTCTATTATACCCCCTACACCTACCCCCATCCCTTGCAAGGCATCACGGACACACCAGCCGCCTCACCAGTCGTGATTGCCCGCGTCATACGCTTTTTTGACATTGCGGTGATCGTCGCAGGTATAGGCTGGCATTTCAAGAAGTCACTCATGGCGGTCAGCCTCGCCGCGATTGCTGGATGCGGGACGCTGTATCAGCTCGCGCCTCGATCCTACGAGACGCTGAAAGCGGTGAGCAAGGATTCGACAGT